GTGGTGTTGTAACTATCGGTGCTACTGGTCTACGCGAGGCTCTCGCTGATGGCGTTGCTCTTACTGTTGGTGATAGCTCTACTGCTAACGTAGCTTTCCACAAAGCTGCTGTTGAAATCGGTATGCGTCCAATGGCACAACCTGCAGGCGGTGACGCTGCGGTTGACCGTCTGACAGTACAAGACCCAGTTAGCGGTCTGGTGTTTGAAGTAGCTGCCTACAAAGGCTATAACAAGGCAATGTTCGATGTGTCTTGCTTGTACGGCTACAAAGTATGGAAGCCTGACTTCGCTGCTGTACTTCTCGGCTAAACGGAATGGGGTGGCTTCGGTCGCCCCTTTTCCCTTTCTGGGGTTATCATGGCAAAAGATTCGAGACTCACTCGTTTAGGTCTGGATAAATACAACCAACCAAAGCGCACTCCTAACCATCCGACCAAATCTCATGTTGTTGTCGCTAAAGAAGGCGATGAAATAAAAACGATTCGTTTTGGACAGCAGGGAGTTTCAGGTTCACCTAAACGCGCTAACGAAAGTAAAGCTGACGCTGCTCGTAGGGCTTCTTTTCAGGCAAGACACGCTGAAAACATAAAGAAGGGAAAGATGAGCGGCGCGTACTGGGCAAATAAAGTTAAGTGGTGATTTTATGTACAACAAAGGCAAGAAAAAGAAGCCGAAAGGCAAGTAGGGATATTAAATGGCTACCTTGATTGTTGAAAATGGCTCTATTATCGCAGGTGCTAACACCTATGTGACTATAGCTGAATACATAGCCTACGCTGAAGGCTTTGGCGTTACGGTTGAAGATACTAATGCTTTCAGAATACAGCTAATCAAAGCTGCCCAATATATCGCTAGTAAAGAATCGCAGTTAATGGGTGACATGGTAGAGCGTTATCAGCCGCTATCTTATCCACGAAACAATCTGACCGACTTAGATAACTTCAGTTGGCAGAATAACGAAATACCTACACTGGTGAAGAATTGCCAGATGTCGCTCGCACTAGACATACAAGCGGGTGAAGACTTATATAACCTTTCTCAATCTAGCGCAGTAGGCATTAAGAGCGAAGAAGTGAAAGGCGCAGTTAAGGTTGAATACGCTATAGCTGACAGTCAAAGAATCGCTAGGCATTCACGCAGCCAATCATTGCTCGCTGCTCTTATGGTTCGTGGCGGTCTTGGTATACCGTTGGTGATGGGCTAATGAGTGAAGCCTTCTATAACAGCATGGCGGCTACGGCTTCTAAGCTGATTACTAAGTTTGGCGCTGTAGGTGAGATTAAACGCACTACAGGAGGCTCTATAGACCCCGTGACAGGCGTTCCCAGTGCAGGTACTACGGTTATCTATACTCCAAATACAATCGTCCAGAAGTACGCTGACGAGCTTGTAGATGGCACTAGGATATTAAGCAGTGACCGAATGATTATTTTAGACAATACTATTGAGCCTATTTCTACTGATACGATAACCATTCGTGGTGCAAACTGGTCAATCGTATCAATCAAAGAGTCTAACCCTGCGGGTATTCCGTTGGTTTACTTTGTTCAGGCTAGAAGATAATGGCTATAGTAAAAATTGACGCATGGGCAAAAAAAGTCGGTGCTACGCTAGACCAAACAGCAAGAGCTATACAGATAGAGCTTTTTACTGGCGTGATTGATAACACTCGCGTTGATACTGGTCGTATGAAAGGAAATTGGCAGACTAACGTAGGCGCTACCACTGACTCTCAGTTAAATAGATTAGATAGAACTGGAAACGCAGCAATAAAAGAAGCCAGAAGTAATGTTAGGTCTGGAGTAGTAACATATTTTACGAATAATGTTCCCTATGTTGAATATTGGGAGCAGCGAGACGGCATGGTAGCTAAAAACATGGCTCGCATTGAAACAATACTTAGGAAACAAGCTAAATGAGCATAAAAATTGACCAAGCATTCGTGCAGTCTTTTGTAGATGGCTCTTTTGGTATTCCAGTGAATTACGAAAATATGCCTTACACACCTGTATCGGGTACAGCGTATGCGGAGCTTATACATTTACCAAACGCTATAGATTCCTTAACTCTTTCTGACATGAATGAGACTAGCGGAATCTTTAGAGTTATATTGCGCTACCCAATTGATGGCGGGGCTATCACTCCAAAAGCTAAGGCTGAGGAAATAATGGCGCATTACCCAATTGGGAGTAGCGTTGCATATTCTGGACAATCTGCGACAATACGCTCAGTAAGCCGCCAAGCAGGAAGTGTTGAAGAAGCTTGGTACACAATTGTCGTTTCGATACGATATATTTCATTTATTACGAGGTGATTTATGCCTGATACAGTACAGACCCTTGTCGAAACCACGATTGGTGTTTCGGCTTCTTTACCCGCTACCTTTGATGACACTGGTTATGGCGCTCTTACTTTCGCCACAGTTGGTCAAGTGACTGATTGGACTCCAGGTGGTCAAGTTTATAATGTTGTAACGAGCAACCCTATTGCTCAACGCAGCACTGATAAGTACAAAGGCACTTTCAATAACGGCACAGATTCTATTACGGTAAACCGTGACGATGATGATGCAGGACAAGTTCTTATCCTTGCAGCCCTAGCAGCGGATACCGATTACGCTTTCGAGGTTACATACCAAGACGGAACAATCGACTATTTCACTGGTAAGGTTGTTTCTTTTGACACTGTCGCTGGGGGCGCAGACTCAATAGTTCAAAGGACTATTAGTTTGGAGCGCACTCGTTCGACAGTTACTGCATAAGGTAACTCAGAATGGATTTAGCGCAATTTGATTTGAAAGAAGCTGCGAATAGTGGCATTACCGTTGAGTTGGCTCACCCTGTTACTGGTGAGTTATTAGAGGACGATAAAGGCAAGGCTCTTGTTATCAAGGTTCTTGGCAAAGACTCCGCTAAGTGGAATCAAACAGCTAAACGGATACAAGCTAAAAACGCAAACAAGTATCGCAATGGGAAAGTGCCTGAAGCTGAAGTTGAACGCTCACTCCGTGAGATTCTAGCTGAATGCACTGTCTCTTGGTCGAACATCGTTTACAACGAGGAAGTTCTCAAGTGCAGTAAAGAGAATGCCTTAATGTTATACGAGAAGCGGTCATGGATTGCGGAGCAAGTGTTAGAAGCTGCCGCTGATAGGGCTAATTATTTTTTAGCCTAGACCAGCTACTTGAAGATTATGTGCGGTATTGGGCTTGGCTCACTACTAATCAAAAAGGCGCAACGAAGGCAAGAATTGAGTCGAACCCTGACCCAATTATGCCAGACATTGCGCCTTTTTCTTACCTGATAGATTTGCTTGCAACCATTGGTCCAAGCGAATTAACTTGGCAAGAAATAAGTAGTTGGTGCGGTTTGACAGGAATCGAATTAAGTGTGTGGGAAAGTAACACGATAAAAAGACTTTCAGCAATTTATACTTCTTGCGCTAATAAATACCACGACAGCACAGCGGTATCACCGTTTAAGAGTGTTGAAGCGCCAAAAGTAAATGACGATGATATTAGGTCGGCGTTACGCTCAGGTAATTTTAGGAATTAAATTATGGTTGATGTAGCCAAGTTAGAAATACAAGTTGACTCCAAACAAGTCAAAGGCGGCACACAAGATTTAGCAACAATGACAAAAGGCGCAACTGCTGCTACTGGTGCATTTAAGCTATTGGGTGCTGCGGCGGCTGCTCTTGGCGCAGGAAATATTCTAACTAAAATCGCAAACGATACTAGAGCTTTTAGTTCTTCTATAAGTGAATTATCAGCGATTACTGGAGCTACTGGTAAAAATCTTGATTTCTTGAGAGAGCAATCATTAGAAATTGGTCGCTCAACAACTCTATCCGCATCCCAAGCTGCTGAAGCATTTAAGCTAATAGCAAGCGCAAAACCAGACCTACTTGAGTCTGGGGCTGCATTAGCATCAGTAACAAAAGAAGCAGTTAAACTTGCTGAAGCTGCTCGTGTTGACCTAGCTTCTGCTGCTAACACCGTAGGAACATCATTAAACCAATTTGGAGCAGGTGCTGAAGAAGCTGCTCGTTTTGTTAATGTTTTAGCAGCGGGTTCTAAACTTGGTGCATCATCTATTGAAGACACTTCACTTGCATTGAAAAATTCTGGAGCTGCGGCTGCTGCTGCGGGAGTAGGTTTTGAAGAGGCTAACGCTGCTATTCAAGTTCTTGCTGCGGGTGGATTAAAAGCAAGTGAAGCAGGTACAGGTTTAAGAAACATAATATTAAAGTTAGAAGCAGACACAGACCAGAGATTAAGACCATCTGTTGTTGGTTTAGGAACTGCACTAGAAAATCTTGCTGCACAAAATCTAACAGTCACAGAAGTTACTAAAAAGTTTGGTGTAGAAGGTGTTGTTACTGCGTCAACTTTACTTAAAAACGCAGATGCAACTTCAATACTAACTACTGCATTAACAGGAACAAACATAGCCACAGAGCAAGCGCAGATTAACTTTGATAACTTAGATGGCGACTTGTTGGCGTTAAACTCTAGTCTTGAAGGTTTATCTATTGCTTTAGGAAGTAATGCAGAACCTAATATGCGAAAGCTAGTTCAAGCGCTAACTGATTTTTCTCAAAAAGCTATTGAGTTTGTTAACTCAGATAGGTTCGCTTTATATTTGAAAACAACTTTTGATATTGCACAAGCATTAGCAATTTTGCTTAGTGTTAAATTAGTTGCTTCATTAATTTCTACAGCAACTGCGTTTCTTCGTACAGCTACAGCAGCAGGAGTGCTAGGTAGAGGCATAGCATTAATGGGAGGACCAATAGGAGTTATTACTATTGCTGCTTATGGCTTATTTGAGATACTACAAAAATTAGCCAATACTCGCGTTGATAAAATGAGTGAAAGTCTTACTCTAGCGGCAACTCAAGGCGTTGGTGCAGTAGATGAACATATTGGTAATTTAAACAGCAGCCTAATTGAAGTTCGTAGACAAATGGGAATTGCTGAACAGGCTAATAAAGGTTTTAACGCGAGCGTTAGTGCTGGAGCTAATCAAGTTATTAGTCTTCGCAATCGTGAAGAAGAAATCTTGCAAGCATTATCTGATGCAGAAGAGCGTAGAGAAGCGCTCGTAAATGCAGGAACTATAGCAACAGGCGACTTTGCAGATGTTACAGGTGAAGCGCAAGCAATGTTAGAAGGACTAAATGGAACTCAAAGAGATTCTATTGATGTAACTATCAATCAAACAGATAAATATAAAGAATTAACAGCGTCTCTTGGTCAACAAATGACTCAAGTAGGAATGACTGAGCGTGAACAATTCTTATATAACCAACAATTAAAACTTGGTGCTGATGCAACTTTAGAAGAGCGTTTACAAATTGAAAGTCTTGCTGCAACTTTATTTGATGCAGAAGCAAAGCATAAAGAAACTACAGCAGCCGTAAAAGAATTAACTGATGCACAACAAATACATAAAAACATGGTTGAGAATGTTCAAAAATCATTTGGTGATTTGATTTACAAAACATTGGATGACGGAAAAATAAACTTTAAATCATTTTTTAATTCTGTTCTCGATGGCTTTAAACGCTTAGTAGCTGAATTAGCTGCTAAAAAAATTATGAACGCTATCTTTGGTGACGGCGGTCTTGATGGTTTCTTATCGAGTCTTTCTGGCGGTTTCAGCTCAATATTTGCGACTATAGGAAGCAGCATTGCTTCAATGGCATCAAAAGCTGCATCGGGAATAGCTTCTATTGTAGGTGGTGGTGCTGCTGCGGGTGGCGCTGCTGCGGGTGGCGCTGCTGCGGGTGGTGCTGCTGCGGG